ATACCCCAAGTACCATAAGCGCCTGTACCGCTAACGGTAGGAGCATAAGAGCTAATGTTAGAAGTTGTAATTACTGTAGCACCGCCTGCGTTATAAGGCGTATAACCAAGTGCTGTAGTCACATCTCCTGAAGATAATGTAACTACGCCAGAGCGTGTATTAAAGCTTGTAACACCTGAAGAAATTGCGGAAATAGCCGACTGCACAAATGCAGTAGTAGCAATCTTTGTAGTGCTGTCTGAGCCTGGGGTTACTGTAGGAGCAGTACAAGTACCTGTCAATGCGGCAGAAGTAGCTGAAAGAGCTAAGAAAGCACCATTTTTAGGGTTAGAAGCACCAATAGGAGCGCCATCAATCGTACCGCCAGTAATGGTAGGGTTAGATATTTGAAATACTGTAGCTACATCAGTAGAAGCTGTGCCGTTAGCAACGCCAGTAATCTTATTGTTGCCCATCTGCAAAATGCCTGTCATTGGCGAAGTGCCATCTGTAGCAACAGAGCCTGTTAAGGCGGTAGCTATATCAGATAGGGTTGTATTTGCCCATGTAGATGTAATGGTTGTACCAGTGGTAACAGGGTTACCTGCTGGTAGGGTGTAAGTTCCGCTTGAGCGTGGCATTATTTATTCTCCGATTGTGCTGATTTAGCAGCAGATTGCATTAATAGTATTTTAGCTAATTGATTAGTTACTTCTGAAGGAGGAAGTGCTTGTTTTATTGCTCCTGGAGCAGATTGTCGTTGTATTAATCTGTTTTGCATAGTTGGTGATAACACTATTCTTCTTGCAGCAGGTCTAGCAAGCAAAGTAGCTAAGGTTGTAGCTCCAGTAGTTTGTGTATCATTTCCGCCAAGCATAGAAACGCCGCCAGTTAAAGTGGCTGCAGCATAATCTAATGGACTAATACCTATAGTGCCACCAATACTTTCAGGTGTTTTGGCTGCTTTAGGAAAAGCTTGAGCAAATTCAGCAATTTGCTTTAATTCAGCACTCATTGGTTTATTTTTTTGCAATCTTTTAGCAAGGTCTAAAGCATTAACTGTGCCAGTAGTTTTATTCATTGCATTTTCGACTGTATAAGTTTTAGCAATAAGCTGACGAGCATCACGCAAAGCTGGCACTAAATCTTTTTTGCCAATATCTTTAGCATATTGCTCTAAATCATCTTCTAATTTAGTAGCTTTAGTTTTAAATGCTTTTGCTTTTGCTAAATCTTCAGGATGAGCAGACCGAGCATAAGCGTTATAATAGCCTTCAGCGTCTTTTCTAGCAATTTTTAAATCTTCTACCATTTTTGCAGGATTTATTGCAGGCTGAGCAGCACGATTCATAGTGGAATCTGCCAATATTGCAGGTTTTTTAGGTAAAGATTTTAATGCTTCGTATGCTTTTCCTGCATCATCACGAATAGTTCCTAATACTTCAGGTGTTAAAACAGTATCTTCAGATAAACCCAAAGATTTAACTGCCAATTTATTAGTAATGTCTTGATTTCTAACGCTTGCTTCTTGCAATGTAGATATTTTTCCAGCCATTCCTTCTAACATTCTATTAGCTACACCACCGCCAGCTTGAGTTGGTGGAACTGTATAACCAGTTTCTCTAGCTTTTTCAATAGCTACATTCATTTGAGGTGACATTTTTGTACCTCTAACTGCTTCAGCAAGCTTAGATATTCCAGCACCAGCCAAAGGAAGTGCGCCACCAAGTGCGCCTTGAATGGCCATATTTTGACCCTTGGCGTTTATAAAATCTTGTTGATTTAATCCTGTTTCTTCAGGAGTTGTTAATCCTGAAAGTACACCAGCTTTTATTCCTGTGCCTAATTTTTGAGCAAAACTAGGTATTTGACCAATAGCACCACCAGCTAAAAATGGAGATGCTTGTCCTACTACACTACCAACTTGAGAAGCTGCTTGTCCTACACCACCCATTTGAGCTTGTGTACCTTGCTCAATTTGATTAATCATATTTACAGGCACATCACCAGCATTTGAATTTACTAACTTTCCAGCAACTTGTGTTAATCCTGCTGGCACTTTTGCAATACCAGTTGCTATATTTAAAGGCAAGCCGACTATGCTAGTTAATGCTTGTTGCGCTGATTTAGTTGCGCCTGTAGGAGCAGAGCCATAAGAAGATGTATTTAAAGGTATGCCTTCAGAAGAATATTGAATATCCTCAGCACCTTGAGTGTACATATTTCCTTGCTCAGGTTTAGCTTGCGCCATCCGCATTTTTGCTTGAGCTATAGCAATAGCTTGTTGTTGTTCTAAAGTTAAATCTGCCATATTAAGCACCAAAAAGTTTGCGTTGCTCAGGAGTCATATATTGCAATAATGCAGGGTCAAATTGTAAATTTGTTGCAGGTTTAGTTAAAGAAGGTGTTATGGTTGAATCGTTTTGACCTTGAGTTGTGCTTTGATGCATTTGTTTTTTACCTGATGGGCCTGCGCTAGCTTCCATTCCTTTAATAGCAACTAATCTTGCATTTGCTTTTTGAGTTAATTTTTCTTTGCTATCACCCATTCTTGGAGTCATTAAAGCTAAATTTTCTTGAATTTCTTTAATTGGCATATTTGCACCAGATTGATAACGCAAATAATTATTACCAAATAAATCCATTGCATTTTGATATTGTTGGGCTTCAGGAGAAGCAATTTTATTTCCTATTACACCAGTACGAGCAGCAAAGGGTCAAAACCTTTATCTTCCAAAGATTTCATTATATTATTACCTTCCAATGCACCTCCACCAAAAGAAGTGGCTTTACCTTGTGATTCTGTTAATGGTTTTCCCATAGCTAATTCTTGTGCTGCTTTAGCTTGTTCAAGATTAAGCCTTGCACCTTCTAAACCTAAACGCTGACGGTCAATTTTTAATTTTTCTTCTTGTTCTGGAGTTAAACGGTTTACCCATTCAGTAAACGGCAATTTACCGCCTTCTGATTTATAAGTTTCATATTCAATTAATTTGTCTGTTTTCTTAGGTAATGCGTTTTGCATTAAAGTAGCAGCCAAAGATTTAGCTTGTGAAGATTGTGCTGTTGTTGCTAATTTAAGGGCAGCATTAGGGTCTGTTTTAGCCAAATCTAAAATAGCAGTAACTTCTTCTTGACCTTTAGTTCTTAAAGCTTCAGAAAGTTTTAATTGCTTTTCATCTAATTTAGCGCCCATTGCTTGACCTGCAATACCACTTACTAATGGAGCTAATTGTTGAGTCCAAGAAGGAGCAACATAATGACCACTAATCATATTGCCTTGAGGTTGCTCAAACGCTTTTAATGTCAACATTTCTGCTAACTTGCGTTGGCGAGATATATCAAGCGCCTCAGGATTGTCTGTTAAATATGCGTCTTGTGCCATTATGCGTTCCTTAATAAATCTGCCAATCCTGGCTGTGTTTTGCTTGCTTGCGCTAAATCGGCAAGAAAGTCATGTTGTTTTAAAGGTGATTGAATACTTGTAGCTTGCTGTGCTTGTAAATAAGGACTTTGATTCATATTCATTGCAGTAAAATTAGTAGGGCCAGTGGAAGATGGGTTTAAAAGATTAGCAAGAGCTTTTTGAGTTGCAGCGCTTGTACCACCAGTTGTACTACCACTTGCACCAGTACTACTTATTGCTTTAGCTATGTTTTTAAGTCTATTAGCATTAGTAAGTATATCTTTTGCTGATATACCAGAAGTAGGTGCAAAACCATCAATACCAATAGAACTTGCTTGAATTGGGTTTCCTAAAGCATCAAGAGCTAATTGACCAGGAGCAGCTTCCATATAAGTAGCACCCATTACTGTGCCTAATGTGCCATCACCAACCATTACGCCAGCAGGTATAGCGCCTGTCATTCCTATGCCAGTAGCTTCAGCACCTAATGCAGGAGCTGTAAATGAACCAAAAGTTCCTGTGCTTGCTGGTAAAGCGCCAATTTGCGGAGCTTCCCATGAAAGGCTTGGTAATGATGAAGCAGCACTTTCTCCAGCAACAGTAGCGCCAGCACTACCAGCTTCTAAAGCACCAGCAGCAGGAGCTAAAGCACCAGCAGTAATCATTGCAGCAAATGCAGGAGCTACCTTTTCTATACCTTGTAAAGTAGCGCCTTGACCTTGTCTTTGAGCTATGTTGTCAGCATGACTTTTTGCCATGCCTTCATAGTTAATTTTAATTAAATTATTAATATTTTCTTGTGATACACCAGCAGCTTGTGCGTTTTTAAGGGCATCTTGAATTGTTGCATTAGTTTCAGCATTAGTTTTGCCTTGACCTGCATCCCAACCTGCTTTTTGCAAATTAAGACTTAAAACTTGTCCCCAATATGCGTCAGGATTAGTATCTTTAATAGATGCAAGGTAAGATTTAGCGTCACTTACTTGTTGTTGTGAATTAGGATTTAGTGGTGAAGTTCTACCATTAGATGCAAAATCATTAAATAAAGTTCCTGTTGCTAATTCAGCTTTTTGATTTGTATAAGCAGGTGTTTGTTTTATTGAATCTGGCAAATTATTAAAATATGACTCATAACTTGGTATATCCGTGTTATATTTCATTCCGCCATCGCCATCAGGCACTAACGAAGGAAATTGTTGAGCAAACTCAGCAGGCGTTAATAGCTTTTCATTTGAAACATCAGCAGATTGAGGATTAGCCATGTTAAGCAAACTCATTATTAAGGCCCCATTATATTGTTAGGGTCAGCCGCTTGACTAGCATAATTAATAGCACTACCGCCTTGTCCATAAGTAGGGTCTGTTACTGTTTGTCCTAGCCAATTAGTTGTTTGTCCTAATCCTGGTGTTGTTCCACTACTAGTTAGCCAGTTATAAGCACCACCAACAGCATTACCTAAAGTATTTAAACCACCACCTAATATTGCAGCACCACCTAGGCTATACAAACCACTTTGAGTATTAGCAGTTTTAGCATTATTAGCGTTTTGTTGTGCAAGTGCAGCAGCTTGTGAAGTAGCATAAGAACCTGTGTAATCAGGGCCTGTAGTAGCTGCTTGTGTGTAAGGGTTTACATAACCAGGTTGTGTAGCTTGTTGAAAAGCACCTAATTGCTGATAAGGTAAATTAGCTTGTTGTAATTGCTGATTAAATGCAGATTGATTGGCTTGTAATCCTACTCCAATACCACCAACTTGAGCAGAGGTTAATTGGTCATTTTGACCTTGTTGGAAAGTACGCATTGCATTGTTATAAGCATCAGAGCCAGGCATGATTCCTTGATTCGCCAAAGAAGCGGCTTGCTGTTCAGCAGCATGAGCTTGTTGTGGCTGCAATCTACGCATAATAGCGTCAGAATAAGTTTCACCAGGATTGATACCTACGCTAGGTGTATTAGGGTTAAATCCTTGATTAGCTTGATTTGCAACGCCTTGCGCCAAACTTGATTGAGCGCCTGCTAATGGCCCAGTTAATGATTGATTAGCGCTCCAAATAGGGTTGCCTTGAGCATCTGTACCTGTCTGCGTATATTGCAGATTTGAATAAGGTGTAGATTGATTTACACGATTAGCTGCTGTAGCTGTTTGTGCGCCAGCTAAATTACCCAATGATGTTTGTTGAGAAGCTTGAATATAAGGGTTTGTACTACCAGCATATTGATTGCTTGTAGAAATACCATAAGGGTTAGTGTTAGCTTGTGTACTAGAATTAGTAGGGTTTGCAAGTCTTTGTTGATATTCTGGAGTAGCTTGAAATTGTTGCTTTATTGATTCAATAGGCACTCCACTAGCTAACTGTTGTTGCCAATATTGCAATCCACCTGCATCAGGCGCTCTGCCTAATACACTTCTATAAAGACTTGTAATAGGGTCGCTACCAGTAGTGGTATTTGTTGTTTGATTTGCATTTCCGCCTTGCAATGCGCTTCGCAATGTAGCAATTTGCTGTGGAGACATTGTTTCGGTATATGGTGTTGCGCCATTTGCCATAGTACCAGAAGCTTCTCCTGCTCCCATGCCAGACAAACCTTGCGCTCCATTATTTAAATTTTCAGCGCCATAAGGATTTGCTATTGCATTTGAACCACCAGCTTGATTCATATTACTTTGTGAATATTGATTATTTTGTTGTGCTTCTTGTTGTATTTGAGCCATTGTTTTAGTAACAGGGCCACTCATCGTTTGACCTTTAAAGGTTTGAGTTGATGGGTCATATTCATAAGAAATGCCAGCGTCAGTAGCTGACATTCTTTGTTGATTTTGCAAATAATTGACCACAGAAGGGTCAAATCCGTATTGTGAATAATCAGCCATTACCTACTCCTAAGTGTTTAGTTTAATTACCAAGGGGTCGGCATTTCCGATTATACCCTTAATAATCATTAAATTACAGTACCTTTTTCCATTACATAATCGGTGGAAACCCAATGCACATCAATCCCAGCAGAAACCATATTTAAGTTAATACCACCTGCGTAACCTAACCCTGTAACTCCTTGCCATTGGCGAGAAATAACAAGATTTCCAGCAAATACATCAACATCCCATTTAGCTGTACCCCATACCGCAGTCGTAGTAGGCGTGTTTACAAAGGTTACTTTTCCGAGGTTATTTTGAGTTTGAAAGTCGGTATTAATACCAGCATATATACCAGGCGCTCCTACATCTACTAAGAATGTAGGGCGAACCATCGTAAAGCGTTTTTGCTGTCCTGGGTTGTCAAAGTAACTATAAGCCTGTTGGCAAGTAGCTGAAATTTGACCGCTATCATCTGCATTGGTATCAAAGAATTTGCCTACAAATCCTGTGCCACCAAAGTAAAGGTCATCGTTATGTAACTCAAAGCAAGTGGTGTTAATTCCTGTGAAATTACACCAAGCTTTAGTAATTGTATGCATTACATATTGCTCTGTTCCGCTAGGATTAGGGATGTTAATAAGCAACATATTAGGTTTAGCATAATAAATAACTTGCCAACCAAATTCTGTAGAATAAGTATCTGCTGCTAAAGAAATAGCAAAGAAAATCTTATCAGTAAGGTTTACTCTAGGGTCTAATCGACTAGACTGTAATGCAGAAGCTAAAGGTACTAAACCATCTTGAGTAAGTAATAGGATGTCACCAGCCCATTTATAAAAGCATCTACGGCTAAATACATAACCTAGTTGCCATACGCCTTTTAAAGCCCATGTAGCAGCATCTGAAGGGTCTGTTCCGTTATAGACAATAATCTCGCCCATATTGGTAATGAAAACAGCGTAATCATCTGCACCTTGACCTGCGTCAATAGTCCATGTAGCCATTGCTTGTAAGAAACCACCATTACGAGCTATGCCGCCAAAATTAAGCGCAGAAGCAGCACCACCTAAAGAATTAACTGGTAAATACCATACTTTTAAAGTGCTTTTTTCGGTGAAATATAAGCGATTTTTAAACAAATTGACATTGATAAATACGCTAGAATCTACGCCTGTAACACCAAAATTGACTACATAAGTACCTACAGTAACAGCATTAGTAGCAGGTGTACTAGCCATTGTGTAGGTTAATGTACTAGCGCCTGTAACAGTAACAACAAAAGTACCGTTATATGCTGCTGGCAATGCACCTGACACGGTAATTTGATTACCTGTTATTAATCCATGTGGCGTAGCAGTCGTTAATGTAGCTGTAGTGCCTACAAAGGTAATAGAGCTAATAGTAGAAGCTGTACTTGTAGTAGCCATCTTAATCCATTTAGTACCATCATAGATTAAGGTTGGGTCTGTGCCATTACAAGCTACTAAGAAATTGCCACCTGAATTACTAATATTGACATATTGAAATTTGTCGCTAGCAACAGTAAAAACATTAGTAGCAGTAGCGGTATCGCAGTTGTATATAGCAGTACCAGCAGCAGCAAATAGTTTTTGCGTAGTTGCGCCTGCATAATTCATTACAGTATTGACTTTGCCTGTAATACCTATAGAAAACTTAGAATAGCCCTTACGAAGCGTTACATCAGTAGGTGTAGGGTATAAATTGGTTAAAGTAACTGCATCTGTAGGAGGCATTGCCGCTACAGAATCCCTAGCGTTCCAACCGCCAATAGGCGCAGTAACAGAAGCTGTTAAAGCAGAAAAAGGCTTTGCTTGCATTATGAGCCATATCCTGTATCAGGTATGTTAGCCCATCCAATAAGCACTTTAGTTGGGTAAGGAGCAAATGATAGGGTTGGAGAACCTTTGTCATTAGCTTTAGCAATAGATAGATAACGCTGATAGTCTTGAGTTAATGCAGTAGTGTCAAAAGACTTAATTTGGAAATACTTAAGCTTGGTATATAGCACCATAATACGGTCATCAAAGACAGTCGTATCATCGTCATTAGTAAAGCTATTCTTAACTGTGCCTGTTGCGCTTCTTGCCCAACCTTTTGAGCGATATTCAAAGCCTAAATACTCTTGAGTTGTCATTGGCGGCCATACTTGGAATTTTCCGCCAAGAATACGCCAACGCATACGAGGCCCTGTAGAAATATAACCTGACTTTAACCATTGCCATTGCTGTGCATCTTCAGGCCCTAACATTTCCCAATGCTTAGTTTTGTCCCATTGAGTTCTGTCTGTAACAGTTTCAAAGTCACTAGGAAGGGGATAAATTGTTTGACTAAAGTTAATCGTGCCTGTGCCTGTACCTGAAGCTTTTTGGCTAATAGTAACTTGAGTCGAAGAATCTACTGACACTACATAAGTATCTTGGGCGATGTTATACCCAGTAATGCTATAGTTTGAATCTAAACCTGTAGTACTAGCTAGACCAGTTAAAACATAAGAACCAGTCGTAGCTGTACCTGTTGTTGTTAAGTATTGAGTGTAAAAACGATACTCGTTCTCGAGAGCTTGCCAATCATATTCTTTAGTTAGCTCATACCCTGCTGCGTTCATCAAAGACAAGATTTGCTGCGTATCTTGGCTAGGATTACCTGCCACATTGGGAGTAACAGCTAAATTAAGCTCAGATTGGACTTGGTTCACAAGTTGCAGCATCGTTGATGACATATTAAGCCTCTGGTTCTACCTTGGTTTTGCGTGGTTTTTTAGTTCCAACAGCGGCAAGTAGAGCCGTCATCTGAGATTGCATCTCAGCCAGCTTTGCGTCTGTTTCTGCCTTGATTTTAGCATTTTCTGCACGAAGTTGCGTTACTTCCTCTTCTCGCTTAGAAACATCAGCAGTTTGACTAGCTACAGACAAAAAGGCTTTGGCTTTATCCCTAAAAGCATAAGGGGACATACCAGCAATCATGCCTATACGCTGTAGTTGTTGGTCACCACAATTAGCCACCGCTTCTACTGTGTAGAATTTGATGCCTTTTAGCTCCTCGGCTTGACCCATTGTCAATAAAGGCCATTCTGATAGCGGAGTACCTGTAAATCCTTCGTGGTTTCCTGTTTTGTTCTGAAAATCAGCCCAATGCAGAGGAAATCTGCGTTTATGACGGTCTTCAGCAATAGTATCAATAATATTAAGCTGGTCACCTGGGGTCATAATAGTGATGAAATCCATTTCTTTAAAGATTGGTCTGCCTTGGGCAATAGTTTCATCTTTGATTTCTACTGGGCGCTTGTAAAAGCGTACTGCTAATTGCGAGTCCGCATTGCGAACATCTGATTCAATAGCCATTTAATTCTCCTAAGGGATTAGGTTGTTAAAAGAAAAAGGGACTCCCCTTGTGAGAGAGTCCCAGTTGTACTACATTTTCAATTTAAAAGGGATTAACCTATTAAACAGAAGCCGCACCAAACCAGCCATAATCACCAGAAGCCATAGCTACTGTTGGGCCAGCGTATAGACCAGCACCACCAGTTGCTACAAAAGTAGTAGTGTTGATAGAGCAAGTTGCTGTTGAAGCAGCGATAGTTGAACCAGCTTTAGCCCAAACATAACGCTTACCATCGGAAGCAAATATTTCTGCTCCTAATGGGCCAAATGTTACTAGACCAGAAGTAGTAGCCTGTTCTGCAACAGTTTGTGTATCAGATAAATCAATACCTGAAAGAGGTGTAATTGTAAATGCCATGATATTTCCTTTATGAGTTAAATAGACCATAAACAGGGATTTCTCCCCATTTATTAGTTGGTCATAATGCCTTGCAAGAATGAATTGCTTGTTGTAAGGTTACCAGCCCAACCATACAATTTTACAATCGCATCTTGGTTAATAGACTGACGCTCACCACCGATAGGTACAAAGTTACGCTCTTTGTGTGGGCGTAAGAAAATGTAGTTGGTGTTCAAGAAGTACATTGTGTTAGTAGGCTGTTCGTTACCATAACCACCACCCAATACTACATCAGCAGAAGTGCCGCCACCGTAGAACTTGAGTGAAGCAAAACCGCTTGCACCAGATTCTTCAGAAGCAATACGCTGAATAGCTTGCAATGACTGAACATACAGGCTGTAGAAGTTGTTATCAGCAACAATCAAATCAGCTTTGTCTGTTCCACGAACTAATTGAATAGCTGTAGAAGTCATCTTAGCTAAGATGTTTGTAGCGGAGATAGTTGTGCCTGTTGTTGCCACATTCTGCCAGAAAGTCCAGTTAGCACGGTTAATACCACCGTATGTGCCAGTTGTAGGAGTAGCAGAAACAGCAGCAGCCAAACCATCAAGGTTCTTGCCGCCATTGCCTGTGCCATCTAAAAATAAATCGCCTGAAATTCTATTAAGCAAACGAGCTTCAGAAACTTGCATACGACCATCTAACAGGTCAATGATTGCTTCTTTAGAGCTGTTTTGCAACATTTCCAAGCCAGACATTGTAACTGCATCTGCGTACTGTGAAATCTTGTACTGAGCAGCAGAAATAGGGCTATCTGGAGCAATGTTCAATACTTCGTAGCCACTATATGAGTTAGCATTGTTAGTATTTGGGTCGTTGTACATGATTTCTTCCAAAATCACATTACCGCCTGAGAATGGGCGAATATTACCCTTGCTGCTGAGGCGTTGTAGGATTGCGTTGTTTTGTGTTAAGTTGTCAGCCAATTCACCGCTACGACTTTGAATCGTGGTAGCGATAATATCGGTGATTGCTGAGTTAGCAAATGCCATGATATTTATCCTTAAAAAATGTGTCCAAAATTAGACTAAGTTAAACCCTGCCACTCAAAGCGCCTGAATTTAATTGGTCGGCAATCAATAATTGGTCGGCAATCAATGAGCGTCTATCCTTCTTATCTGAGCCGTTTGACGCTTGTCCGTTAGGAGTAACGGAGCGTGGACTAACTGCTGCAGCCTTAGCTTTAGCTACTTGGTTCGCCTTTGACGCTTGTTGCTTAGCACCTGAGATGAGTTTCTCTTGTTCTAAAGCCCATGCTTCATCGTTAATACGAACCGCCAGCTTATAAGCCGTTTTCAGGTCTTGGGCCTTCCCTAGCTCAAGGAGTTGAGCCATTTCTTCCCTTACCAATTCAAAGTGCGGTGCATTACCACCACTCTTAAAACTTTCAATCTCTCCCATGAGGCGGTTATTTTCCTCTTGGGCAAATCTATTCTTTATCACGCTCACTTCTTGATTTACAGTATTTAGCTGGTTCATCAGTTGCTGAGCATAGGGGTCTAGTTGTTGTACTTGACCACCTTGATTAAATTGTACACCATAATCTGACGCAAGTCTTTGAATCATTTGCTGTTTTTGTTGCGGAGAAGCAGTAGATAAAACCATGTGCGCTCTAGCAAGATTTCCAATCAAAACAGAAGGGTTTATACCTTGCTTTTCAAACTCAGGAACAAATGGTGTAATAGCATCTTTTAGCTCTTTAGCACTTTGGGCTTCTTGTCTATAAGTGCTTACGCCACGCTGATATTCAGCCTCACGCTGATTGGCATATTTGGCAAACTGAATAAAGTCATCTCGCCCAATTTGCTCACCTTTCTCCATCTTGTCCCAAATCTCTTTGTATTCCTTTTTCCAAGTTGTTGGGCGCTTATAGTCTACTGATTCCTCAGTATCCTTCTCCTGCGTTCCAGCCTCAAATTCAAGCTCTTTACTTTCTTGTTGTTCTTCTTGCTTAGTAAATTGCCCTTTCTCATTACGAGTTTTCTCTTGAGCGGATTCATCGGAAATAGTATCTTCAGGCGCAGCTTCAATTTCTACCTCATCAGGGGATTCTAAAGTGCCTTCTTCGGCTTGTTCCATTGCTGCTTCTATTAATGACCTACGGTCTAAATCTTCCATGATTGTTCCTATCTGTAGTTAAGTTTTGAGTACGCCATTTCAGCAATTTGACGCTTTCTTGCTTCATTGGATTTGCGGCTGATTTCAATGGGTTTATGCTGTTGTGGCACATCATTGCCAAGCTCAATCATGCGGTGCTGTTTGAGATGGTCTCGGTGCATAGATTTAGACTTAATCCATGAGCCGTCTACTTGAGAAACATAGCCATCAATGTCAGAAACCACCATAGGCGCTTCCCTAGTTTTCATAGCTACTTTGTCTAACCAAGAGGCTTTTGCAGCTTCTTCGCCAATAGTCGGTATCCACCATTCAAGAAAGAACTCCTCGTCAGTCTTTTTAACTTCTATATGGTTGCTTTCGCTGTAGCCACATTTAGGGCAAATCATTACATTCTCCTTATTAAGTCAGGTACTTTGTCGTATTCTTCTTGACGCAATGCAATAACTGAGTCATACCATTTGCCGTTTTTCCAACGCCAACAGATGTATTCTTCTTTAGGTAGCAATACAATCGTTTTAACGCCCAATGCGCCTGCTAAATGAGCTGTGCCAGTATCTACTGTCACTATGCCTTTCATCGCCTTCATGTGGCTTGCTGTGAGCTTCCAATCGGTTTTCCAACCATCGTCAGGCAAAGGATGAAAGAAACCATCGTGGTCTGGCGATAAAGAATAGCAGTTATCACCTGTTAATTTATACAGTTGATGGTCAGGAATAGACTTAATATGAAAGAGAATGTTGCGACTTGCACCCCAATTTACCCCTATTTTTGGCTCAATATTAGATGGTTTAGCATCCATATAGCCTTCAGAGCCTACAATCTTCTTTGTAGTCACAGGAAATAGCGATTTAGCATACTTATCAGCGCAAGAAATGTAGTAAGGAAGGCTCATATTGCCTATCCAGTAGTCACAATTAAATACATCAGGACATTCAGGCTGGTTTGTCAGCACATCTATGCACTCAAATTGCCCTAAAACGCCTAGCAATGAGCCATGAGTCAGTAAAACAACCTTTTTAGCGCCCATTACCTTTAAAAAAGGCAAGAAACGAGCAAACATAAAGATATCGCCAAAACCTTGCTCCATTTGAATGACAATAGACTTATCTAAAAGGCTTTGACCACGCCAAATAGCAAGATTTTTGGGTTTTTGCGTATAAGGACTGACTTGATTAGCAAGAACATCAGGATGCCAACGATATTCAAACAACCTAAAACCTGCGTCATATCTACCAGCGTGTAAATGCTCGTAAGACTCTTTATATTTTGCGTGTGGATTTATAACAGTAGTAATAAAGCTTCCTCATCGTCTAATTCTGCTAAGCGCTTAGCTTCAAAGATAGCCATTTCGGTTTGTATCCGAACTAGCTCTTGTCTGAGCATTACGCCATGCAAAAGTTCTTGTTGTTGTTTAACAAGGTTAGCGATGGTATTGTCTAATGCAGTTATCTCAGACGGTATATCTTCGCTAACTTCTTGATTGGATTGTACTTTATTTTGTTTTTGTTTGCTTTTAGGAGTTGGGTCAATTAACTCTTTAATAGCAGCTTTACGGTCAGCCTGGGCTTTGCGGTAAGCCTCTAAACGCTGTTTCTCAAGCTTGGCAATCTTCTTATCTAATGCTTTGGCTCGCTTAATTTCATCATGAGTAAAGCCATCATGCGTATCATTGGGGTTTACAACAGAGCCTTGTAGGTTAGCTGTATCGTTATCGTCTGTAGCAGAAATTGTGCCTGTAGCTGGCGCAGCGCCTACAGCACCTGTAATGCTTGCAGTATCGTTAGAATCTGTAGTGGAAATAATGCCGAAATCAGTTGCATATCCTACTGTGCCTAATAATGAGGCAGTATCGTCAGTATCGGTAACACTAATCGTTCCTGTAATAGCAGGAAGTTGTATATCCGATATAGGATTAGTAGAAAACGGTCTAAATCCTAACATTTACCAGCTCCAAATAAATACTGCGCCATCACCGCCACGACCACCAACGCCAGGAGTTGTAGTTCCTCTGCCACCACCACCACCGCCAGAACCAATAGCGCCAATACCACCAGCTCCACCTGTTACAGCACTTCCTCCACCTCCAGCACCTCCAACAGACAATAATAAAGGCTGAGTAATAAAATAACCATTTTCACCTTTTAATGCCAAGGTTGTATTGGTAGCGCCACCATTAACTGTTGGATAACCATATTTTGTGGCTACATTTGAACCAGCTCCTGTAGCGCTTGTAGCTCCACCAGCTCCACCACTTAAAAATGTAGTTGTAGATGCTGTTATTGCAGTTGCAGCAGCAGCTCCAGATTGTCCAGCAATACTATTAAATATTCCAGCAGCACCAAAATAATTATTTGTAAATGCGGCTGCACTTCCGCTTGTTAATCCACCATTTGCATTTAATAATGTGTACCCAGTACCATCTTTTTGTTGATAAATAATTGAAGTTTTGTTACCTGCGGATGCAGATGCTCCACCAGCACCAATTGATATTCTTAATTCATCAGGAATAAATATGGCTGGTCCAATCCATGTTGTAACTACGCCAGAACCTCCTCCAAGGCCACCAGAAGTAGTTATTCCTACTCCGCCACCTGAGCCAGCACCTATTAACAGCATACGAACCATTGATAAGCCACGAGGTTTTATCCAATCTTGTGTAGAACCACCACCATAAAACTCTTGGTAGTTACAAGTCTGTGGATTGGCAAAGTTAAATGTATCTAGCATATTGTCACCATGAAATTATAACTACTAGACCATTGCCACCAAAAGTATCATTAGAAGCTCCTCCAGAACCAATACCTGTTTTTAAAACTCCGAGTGCGTTAGAAAGACTTACAATAATAGGTTGCATTTGAAAAAATCCAGCTCCAAGATAAGTTGAATATTCATAATTAGCTGTAGAAGTAGTAGAATCAGTACCACCACACAAAAATGTAGTATTTGAAAGCCCATCAGTACCAGCACTACCACCAGGCGCTCCTGCAACACTTTGAAAAAATCCCATTGCAGAAAAGTAGTTAGATATTGAAGCTAAACCACCAGTACCTCCAGCAGCACCAGAAGCACCAGCATTAGCAGTTAATAAAGTATATCCAGTACCATTTTTTTGTTGATAAATAATTGATGTATTTGTAGCAGTAGGTGATGTGGTTCCGCCTTTTCCTATTACAATTTGCAAAATATCTGGTATTAAAAATGCAGGAACCATGCAATTTGTTACCGCACCTGAACCGCCACCTTGAGCAGTACCACTATCTCCACCACCACCAGCACCAATTAAAGTAAACCAAACAAATGATGCGCCTTGAGGTTTAACCCAAGTTTGATTAGCAGTTGTTCCAGCAGTATTAGTTACTGCGTTAAATATTTGAATATTAGCGCCTTGAGGCGTAGGATATTTTATAGGGTATGACATTACCAGCTCGCAATCAAAACAAAACCAGGACCAGCAGTTCCAGATGATATACAGCCACCACAACCTATTGGTTGATTATTTGCACTTGTATTAATACTTTTAGCACAAGCTACAATTATTGGTTGTAACATAAAAAAACCTTGATTAACACCAGCAGCTATAGAATAACCGTAATTAGCTGTAGTAGTGTTAGAACCACTACCTCCTCCACTTAAAAAAGTAGTTGCAGAAGCGGCAATACCAAGAGAATTGCCAGGTTGTCCTTCAACACTTTGAAAGAATCCACTATTGCCAAATGTATTAACTGTGTCAGCAGTAGGCGCAGCGCCAGTATTATTGCCACCAGATGCTGTTAATAAAGTATTTAAAGAAGTACCACGATAACTAATAATTGTGCTGTTACCTGCAGTATTAGTAGAAGCAACTGGTATTGCAGGGCTAATTACTAAATTATTAGGTACATTTTGTGCAGCGCCAAACCAAGTAGTTACATTACCTGAACCGCCGCCAACAGTTGAGTTATTGCCAACTGCACCACCGCCAATAAGCATCATGTAAACTTGAGAAACGCCAACAGGTTTAGTCCATGCTCCATTTTGATAGAACATTTGAACATCAGCTTTAGCATTTCTAAACTGATTTGGTCTTACAAACATTTATTTAAGCCCAAGGAGGTGCAGGTGCGTCAGTATTAACACAGGTATATTCCACCTTTTCATCAGGGGAAATTAATGTGCCATCTTCGTAATAAACACCTATGCACATACCATCTTCCATCTTTTGATAGCCAGTTTGACCAGCAGGAATATCAAATATTAAAGACCACCATGTAATCATTTTAATAATCTCCAGCGATTGTTACGATTGAATAACCAGTACCAGTAGCGCCTGTAGAAGTGCCAAAAGTTACATACAATAAATAGCTTGGGTCAATAGCAAAGTTTAACGGTAACTCAAATACAGACGATGCTGCAGTTTGAGAAACAGTAACTGCTGGTAGTGTAATTTCGTCATAAAGCCAAGTAGCTGTTGCGCTAGTCGTTGTGCTAGAAGAAATAAATACACGGCATACAGTCGCCGCAGGAGAAGCTACAGGGCGAAAACGAATCTTTTGAATGTAAGAACCATTAGCTCCAGCGGTAAAGGCTTTGTATAAAGTGCCTGAACCGTCTGTTGCTGTATTAGCGGTTGGGCCTACTACTAGACCTGAGTTGTTTGTGGCTACTGAATCGGTAGCTCCTACAATCGAATAAATTGGTGCGGTATTTGCTGGCATTTAAAACTCCTATGGAAGAATGCAATTAATTGAAATGGCTCTAACAAGTCCTATGGTTGCTCCACCTGATGCGGCTGCCCATGTTGGTGCTGATGAACCATTAGAGGTTAAAACTTGACCTGATGTTCCTGCGGCTGTGTAAGCGTGTGCTGTACCTGTTCCATAACCAACACCACCTGCTGTAGCGGTAGCTGTAGAGTTTGTACCACCATTAGCTATTGGTAAAGTGCCACTTACTTGAGTAGTAAGACTTACGCCTGACAATGTACCGCCAAGAGTCAAATTACCAGAAGATGTAACTGTGCCAGTAAGAGTAATACCATTAACTGTGCCTGTACCACCTACAGAAGTAACAGTTCCAGACCCTTTATTGTTAAAAGTAGTCCAATCGGTGCTAGTTAAATAACCACTTACTGCTGTTGTAGCTGCTGGCATACTAATGGCAGGTGTTGCGCCACCGCTACTTACTACAGGAGCAGTTCCAGTTACTGATGTTACTGTTCCTTGCGGATTTGCTGCGGTAGTAATTGAGGTTACACGACCATAAGTATCAATTGTGACTACAGGAATAAGCGTTGCAGAGCCTGTTGTTCCTGCGGTTGCTATGCCACTTGTTAAATTGACTGTTGGTATTGCAGTAGTGCCACCTACAGTTAATGTAGTTGAAGTAATCGAGGTAACAGTACCTACTGCTGGTGTAGTCCATGTAGGAGTAGCAGCAGAGCCACCTGAGGTTAAGACTTGACCACTTGTACCAAAGTTTGTAGAACCTGTAATGCTTGTATTAAGACCAATAGCGCCTGTTACATTAATCACATGGGCAGATTGACCTGTTGTTCCCCAAGCTAAATAAGTCTTAAATCCATTGCCTGAACCTAGGGTTATATCCCCATCATGCCCTGAATAGTAAATACCGTTATTGATACTAAAGAAATCGGCAGGAGTACCACTACTATATACAGATGAATTCATGCCAAACTCACCGTAATAGGTAGAGTCTGTGCCTAAGTCATTAGAAAGAACATAGTTTGTAGATGCGCCAGCCGTGCCTGATTTGTTTTGCAAAACAGTTTGTAAATAACTACCAGAAATTGTTGCTCCTGCGGCATAGTTTGAATTAGAAGCATTAAAACTTAACACAGGCGTTGTGCTTGATGTAGAGCTTGTAGCTAATTGACCTACAGTCGTTGTACCTATTGCGTCTTGATATACCGCTTTAGTAGCAGGGTAATCACAAAATACGTACAAAGTGCCTGTAAAACTTACTGCAGCACCAGCATTACTGGATGCATATACAGTAGTTCTAGCTAAAGTACCAGCTCCTACAGTTCCTAATCCTGTTTCCCAATCTGTACCACCAGCATTGTAAATAGCATAGTAAGTAGTATTTCCGTTGCCTATTGCGGAAGAAAAGGTCTGAAACTGCGTTACAGCGCCAGCAAGCGTTAGCGTTCCAGTACCTGTCGTTGTACTTGTTTCTTGTACTCGGTCTTTAAGAATTAACGCCATGATTTGCCTTAACTGT